CACATCAGCAATCATTATTCTACTATCGTAAAAATGCCAGAGCCAATCAATAGTATACCAAGATTGGCTATGTTTCTAGCTTTGATTAGGCCAGGTAAGAGGCATTTGATTGGATCATCTTGGGCTGAGATTAGTAAAACCATTTGGGATAAAGGTGATGATGGTTATGTGTTCAAAAAAAGCCATAGCCTAGCTTATAGCCATTTGGTAGTCGTACATATGAATTTGTTATGTGAGCAAGAAAAAGAGATTAATTTATTATGGCAGGCGCTTGACTAGTGTGATGCTACGGCGTTTGCTACGGCGTTTATGTAATTCAGTTAAGCTACATGCCGGTCCATGTAGGATCAATAAGGTTTTATTAGTAAAGGTCCTTATGTATGGTTTGAATATAGACCAATCATCTTTTAAGAATAAGTTGATTGGGATCAATCTATTACTTTCCCACCACCATAGTTCGCCTAATTCTAAAAATTTAGATTTTTCTATTGGATCTATTATAGAACCATAGTCATAGATTGTAGTTACATTATCATCTCTATTTTGAACTATACCAACATAATCTTGATTGGCATAATTACAAACCGTTATGAACGGGTGAGTTTCAGATAATTTTTTGAAAAAATCTTGTTGCACCATAAACAATATTTAATCTCAGATTACCGAAATAATAATTTAATATTTAGAGACTAAATAATAGCAAGGAGAGATATTTTAGTGTATTCAACGCAAGTTTTTTATTATGTTCAACGACAAATAGTTATCCTCCTATCAGGTAATTCTCCGAGGTCCTATATGCCACAGTACGCCAAACCATTAACTCTTCATCGGGGTGTAGATAATCAGATTCAATTTCAATTTTTGAACCAACAACAAAAACCAGTTGATATCACTGGCAAAAGTATTACTTGTAGGATTTTAAATTATACAGGTACTACCGTATTGATTCAAAAAGCATTGACATTACAGTTACCTGCTACAGGTATTGCCGCTCTATATATCACACCAAGCGATTTGTTCAATATTGATCCTCAAAAGTGTTATTATTCTTTAGAGATCCCGGTTGATTCATTTGGTTATCCAGTCTTTGTAGATCAAAATGCTGGTGCTAGGGGTGATTTGAATATCGTTAATTCTGTCTTACCAAGCTTTGTACCTTCACAAACCATATCAATTCCAACTGGCCAACCATTTCCCAATACTGCAAATTATACTTCTACTGAAGCTAATATATACTATTCAAGCGCATTCAACACCGATAATTCAGGTGTGCTTACTATTCAAACTCAATTTGAAGAGTATTATGGAAATGTGACTATACAAGGTTCTACCATTGTAGATAATGATTGGTATCCAATTTTAACAACTGATGACTATTCTAATACCTCGGACACTTATGGTTATACAGTAGTTGGCTATCATCCATTTGTGAGGATGCAATTTACTAGCAATGCTGGTGCCGTAACCAACATCTTGACCAGATAAATTGAATTTACACTGATAAGTATGCTATACTCTAAGAATGTTTGATATTCTTTCTATTGTTCCAGGTAAGAAAAAAATAACTCAAAATGGTTGGTATAGCTTTAACGCTATATGCTGCCATAATAACGGACATAATCCAGACCGTAGAGGACGAGGTGGGATCAAAAAAGATGGTGATAATTGGGCCTATGCCTGTTTCAATTGTGGATTTAAATGTGGATTCACATTAGGAAAAAGCATTGGCTCTAATGCTAAATTGTTCTTAGAATGGTGTGGAATAGATCAAACCCAGATACAAAAATGGAGTTTAGAAAGTCTAAAACATAAAGATTTATTAGATTATATCAGGATAAAAAAAGAAAAAAGCAAAATAAAATTCAATGAACATACTTTGCCAAATGGTGAGTTGATTGATATAGGTAACCCATTACACAAAAAATATAGAGATTATCTTTACTCTAGGGGGATAAATCCCAATGACTATCCATTTTTGATCACACCAAATGGTGTAGGTAGATATAAAAACCGTATAGTGATTCCCTATACATTTAAGAACAAGATTGTAGGTCATACTAGTAGATTTTTAGATGATAAAACGCCAAAATATATCAATGAACAACAACCTGGTTATGTCTTTGGCATTGATTTTCAAAAACCAAATTGGGAAGTATGTATATTAGTAGAGGGAATATTTGATGCTTTATCTATCAATGGTTGTGCTTTAACACATAATACAATCAATGATGATCAGGCTAGTATATTATCCGATTTGAATAGAAAGATAATCTTTGTACCAGATAGAGATAAGACAGGGTTGAAATCATGTAATCGTGCATTAGAATTAGGTTATAGTGTTAGCATACCAAATTGGGATTCTAGTGTAAAAGATGTAAATGATGCGGTAATTAAATATGGGAAGTTACCTACTTTATTAAGTATATTACAATCGGCAACTACAAGTAAAGTTAAAGTAGAGTTAAACAGGAGAAAGATTGAAAGATTATAATATAGATGTTCAGATGTTGTTTTTGAGGATGATCATTACTAATTCGGAGCTTTATACCCGTGTAATGAACATCATGAACCCTGCTAATTTTGATAAAAAATTAAAACCAACAGTAGATTTTATCATTGAGCATACCACAAAGTATAATTCTATGCCTGATCCTTTACAGATCAAAGCTACATGTGGTATGGACATTGAGATGATCCCTGATTTAAATGATGGACATTATGAATGGTTTTTGGAAGAGTTTGAGGGTTTTACTAAACGACAAGAATTAGAAAGAGCGATTCTTAAAAGTGCTGATTTATTAGAGAAAGGTGATTTTGATCCAGTTGAGAAGTTGATTAAAGATGCGGTTCAAATCTCATTGCAAAGAGACATGGGTACAGATTATTTTGCTGATCCTAAAGCAAGGTTAATGGCTTTGAAATCCAACAATGGGCAAAACAGTACTGGATGGCCTAGCATGGATAATAAGTTATATGGTGGTTTCAATCGTGGTGAATTGCAGATATTTGCTGGTGGCTCGGGATCAGGTAAATCATTGTTCATGCAGAATCTAGCTGTAAATTGGTCACAAGCTGGGCTTAATGGTGTATATGTCACATTAGAATTAAGTGAAGGTTTGTGTAGTATGCGTATTGATTCAATGATGACCGATACTAGTTCTAAAGAGATTTTCAAAGATATTGATAATGTAGAGATGAAAATCAAAATAGCTGCAAAAAAAGCTGGTAAACTTCGTATCAAATATATGCCAGCACAAAGCACAGTAAATGATCTCCGTGCATATTGTAAAGAATTGCAGGTACAGACTGGTACTAGGATTGATTTCTTATGTGTAGATTATTTGGATTTGTTGATGCCGGTCAGTGCCAAAGTAAGTCCATCTGATTTATTTGTGAAAGACAAATATGTATCAGAAGAATTGCGTAATTTGGCTAAAGAATTGAATGTGTTGTTTGTCACAGCCAGTCAATTGAATAGATCGGCGGTTGAAGAAATTGAGTTTGATCATAGTCACATCTCTGGTGGTATTAGTAAAATCAACACAGCGGATAATGTTTTTGGTATTTTCACTAGCCGCAGTATGCGTGAGCGTGGGCAATATCAATTACAGTTAATGAAAACTCGTTCAAGTTCAGGTGTGGGCCAGAAGATAGAATTAGAATTTAATGTTGAGACATTGAGGATTACTGATCCAAATCCTGATGAAGGTTATAAACCACCACAACCTTCAGCAAATGATATCATGAATAGATTAAAACCACAATCGGTTGTGCAAGAAGAACCTATCAAAAGAGTAGTTGCTGATATACAAGGCTCTAAGTTAAAATCCCTATTGAATTCATTGAAAAAAGAATAAATACAATATGGATAATTCAATGCAACGGAAAACCCGTAGTTTATTAGAAGAGTTAGAAGCGGTTGGTAGTAATCGTGATATGTCTCATATTATTGAATCTAGAGCTACCAACATAATTGTTAGTGCTATTAATCTTATAGAGACTATGAATAAGCATTATGATAAAGATACAGCAGAGTTATTAGAGAAGAAGTTATTAAGTGCTATTAGAGGTAAAGATCAGACTAGGTTTTCCAAATCAATCAAGAAGAACAAAGAGAGTTAATTATGAATCTATCAGAGTCTTTAGCCTATTTAAGATCCGGTATGCTGAAAGAAGGTGGCAATGCTATATCCGATTCGATGCCGGTAAACCGCAATGATATAAAACAAGTAGTAGATAAAGCAAAAAGCCTAATACCATCTCCATTATTAAACAATTTACAAGCAGATATAGGTTCTTCAGGATATAAGATAGAGTCCGGTGATATAGATTTGATGGTAGATGCAGAAGAAGTAGTTGCACTTTTTAAAACCGAGAATGAAAAAGATCCAGTAAAAGTAGCAAAACAAAAATTAAAAGATTATTTTAATTCTAAAGGAATTGAAGCAAATGTTAATGGTAGAAATGTTAGTATAGGTGTAGAATATACAGACCATGCCTCGCAGAAAAAAATTGCACAAGTGGATGTGATGGTAATACATGATGCTAGTATAGTAGCACCTTGGCATCAGCATGGTCCACGCGGTATGTATGATGATCCTGAATTCAAGGGTAGCGAAGTTTTCATGCTTATCAGTAGTATTGCCAAACATTTAGGTCTTAAGTTTGATGCATTTGGTGCTAAACTGATGCGAAGAGATGATAACCAAGTAGTAGGGCGAACACGAGAACAAGTAGCAAAGATATTATTAGGTCCTGAAGCTCAAGAATCTGACCTAAATAGTGTCAAGGCTATAATGAAATCATTACAATCAGATCCAGATCGTGAATCAAAAATCGCACAAGCTAAACAAGACGCAGAAAAAGGGTTGTTACGGTTACCTGAATCAGTAGAATTTGGTTCACCAAGTTGGTTTAGAAACATCATAGACAGAGTGTCATGAGATTCGTAGAGTTTGGTAGATCGTTAGTTGTAGAAAATAAAGAAGCTAGCCCAAGAATTCCACATCCTGAGGATGCAATATTTGTTAGTCAAGCAGAAGCAGCCAAATATGAGAAAGCACTTGAAGATGCTATCTCTAATTCAGAGCAGATAAGCATCAAGTGGGATGGTGGCATAGCATTATTTTTTGGTATTAGTCCAGCAGGTAAGTTTTTCATTAATGATAAGTATATGCCAGAAGGATTTTATGCATATAGTCCTAAAGACTGGGAACGCTATGACACAGAAATAAAGAAATCCAAGACAGCAAGACCTGATTTGTATAAAAAACTATCAGTGATATGGAGAGGTCTACAAGAATCAGTCGTTGATAATGCTGTATATAAAGGTGATTTGATGGATGTTAGTGATGGTGGTCCTCTACAGCCGGTTAATGGTATGTATCAATTCAAGCCCACTACGGTCACATATGATATAAGTCCAGACAGTGAGATAGGTAAGCTGATTAATGGCAAAGTAGCTGTGATAGTCGTCCATCAGCGTGATGGTAAACCATGGGACGGCAAGACTGGATTAGTAAATCGCAGTAATGTAGCGATATTAGCTCCAAAAGCAGGTCTTAGTTTCAAATTAACTAATCCAGTTAAACTAGTAAGAGATGCTAGAAACGCAGTTACAATGCAAGGCCCAATAGCTCAGGATTTTTTAAATGGTATGGCTAGCGTAGCACGATCAGCTATACAGACTTATTTCAATCACAAAATCACCGGACAAACTAACGAGGACCTTTTACCTTGGCTTGAGAAAAAAGTAAGTGGTAAACAATATATGCTATTAACTGAATATATCAAAGAGAATCAAGAAGGTCTCAACGCTCTTATTAATGTATGGAACAGCGTCTATAATCTAAAACAGAACTTAGCTGGACAGTTAGAGAGACAAGTAAAAGGCTTTAATCAAACTATTAATGGACAACCCGGAGGAGAAGGATTCGTCGCCCCTACTTCAGCAGGATTGGTAAAATTGGTCAATCGTCAACAGTTTGGTGGCGCACATTTCAATAAGTAAATACTAGAAACCAAGTTTTTTTTGAATAGGAATAAATAAAATTAGAGTCTTTGCACTCACATTTTAAAAGGAAATTCAAAATGGCACAATTTACAAGAACGAATGGTGACTATCAACCAGTAGTCGTATTAGATGCACCGGTTGGTAATGCTGCTGGTACAGCAGGTTGGAATAATGGCGTTAACGCTG